CTTCGGTCTCACTTGACCTTTACGGGCGGGACAGGATCACACTCCCGACAGCATACGGCAGTAAGCAGCCAGTTATCCTCGCGATTGAGAACGCCATCGATAACGACACGGGAATCAATGACCATTGGGAGGTAAGTACCTGATGGTTGGACAGGATGTGTGGTATGGAAACGTCATGTATGCTGACGACGCATACAACAATCAAACTTTCTCTTTTATTGGCACTGAAGAGACTCTAAAAAATCTTGATGCCTATATCGGCAGGGTTCCCGAGCTGGTCTATGCAGAGCTGGAACTCTACGCAGAGAAGATCCTATCCGAATCGAAACAAGAAGTGCCGTGGGATACCACCCATTTGCTCCAGAGCGGCACTGTTGAACCGTATAACGAGGGGGATTTCGTGGGATTCCAGATCGGCTATGATGCAATCAGCAGCCACACAAAATTTGCTAATATTGCATCCCCCGGATTCTCAGGATCTCTCTCGTTAACAACAGATTACAATTATGGTCTAAAACAACACGAGGATCTTACCCTGCACCACCCCAAACCCGGAAGGAAGGCAAAGTATCTCGAAGATCCGTTCAATAGGATAAAAGGAGACGTTGTTCCCGGGATAGTATCCACTATTGACTGGTACTTTGGCGCGGGTGCACCGTCCATGATTGGGATGATGGCGTCAAAACGGGCATCGCTCGGAAACCTCGGAGGTCGGTTCGTGTGACTGTGGCAGAGGTAGCGATAGCGGCACATCTGGCAGCGCAGGGATTTGGGACGGTCGGGACGTCTATCTTTACGAATTACAAACCAGCAACTCCTGATAACGTGATGTGTGTTTTTGGATACGCAGGATCTCCTCCAGAACGCACTCATGATACAAGCGGAAACGCCCATCCCGGCATTCAAGTATGGGTTCGGGATACGTCCGCAGCAACGGGACGAACACGAATTGAATCTGTATTCAACCTATTGGATGGGATGAAAAATACAACAATTTCTTCTGTGTTCATCGTAGGAATGCACGCAGTACAGAATCCTATTCCAATGGGGCGGGACGAGAACGGGAGGACAGAATACAGCCTAAACTTTCAAACCACAGTGAGGCGGTAAAGTGTAATCGCCTCCTCGCATGACCGTTGAACTTGAAAATTTTAACACTAAAAATCTACTAATATAGAAATATATCAAACGGAGGAAAAAAATGGCATCGGCAGCAGAATTATCACAGGGTAGTACATTCGCATGGGGATCTGCTACCATCGCGGAAGTAACTTCCATTGGAAAAATTGGGATCAAGAACAACGCACAAGAGGTAACCAGTCACGACACCAGCAATAATTCTGATGATTGGATTGGTGGGCAGGTTATTGGCGGGGAATTGCCAATATCTGGGAATTTCGTTTCTGGAGACACATCCGGACAAATACAGTTGTTTGCCGACTGTGCCGCCGGAACAAAAAAGGTAATTACGATCACTCTTGCGAACACTGCGGCAAGCACCTGGGTCGCAACAGGGTTATGTACTGAAGTCAATGTGGATCCAGCAGATTTGAAGGGAATAATAAAATTTGATGCGAAATTTAAGATCAGTGGACTCCCAGTATTCACGGTGTAATATGGAAACCACACTTATTACCTTTAGTGGAATGGAATACCATCTGCGCTTTGAGCAGGACGATGTGATCGCGTGTGAGAATGAGTTAAGGATGGGGTATACGAATTTTTTCCGTGTGGAAGATCATCGACCTATTACCCTGTCGCTCATACTTTGCCGCACGCTGATCCATCACGGGCTGCGAACCCAAACAAAACGTGGAGAGTTGGAATACGTGTTCGTCCAAACTCCTGTGGGGGCATCCGAAGCCGGCTTACTCATCCAGGAGCATCTTCTGACTGGAGGATCGTTAATTGAGATCTGGGAAACGTGTTTTGATGCGTTCGTTCAGGGATGGTTTGGCAAACCGAAAACTGAAAAAAGCGATGAGGACAAAACAAAAAACTGATGTCAGCACGGGAATGGACCAATCATGCAAAACCATACGCATACGGAATTTGTGGATTGTCCCGTGATGAGTTTGCCCGATATACGCCGAACGAGTTTAACGAGTTGCTGGACGCGAAAATATCCGATCGCCGTACCGTGTGGGAGTTCCAAGACATGATCCAAGCCCGAATATGCGAGATTGTCGCACGATGTGCCGGAAATAAGGATGTGAAAACTTCAGATTTCTTCCTCCTCGCACGGGACGAACCGGATCGCACCCCGGATACTCCGGAAACGCTAGAATCGAAACTAAAAATGCTCACAATGAGTCTTGGGGGACAGGTGGTCAATCGTGGTTGATGTCGGGCAATTGTGGGTTCGTTTAGGATTGGACTCTGCACAGTTTAGGGCAGCATTGGCGGACGCGAAGACCGGACTTGTTGGATGGAAAAACGAGACAAATGAAAGTTCCAAAAGCATGCTCGGATGGGGCGCTGCGATTGGTGCCACAGTAGCGCCGATTGTGGCTGTCGGATATGCGTTGGCAAACGTCACTGCGAAGGCTGCGCAGTTCGGGAAAGGGATAACAGATAACGCCCGTGATCTTGGTCTTTCCACAGAACAATTCCAGAGATGGGCACATGTGGCAGTATCTACCGGATCTAGTGCAGGAGAAATTACCAGCGCTATTCGCATGCTTACGATACGTCTGAGAGATGCAGCGGATCCAACATCCGAAATATCCCGGCTTATGAAAGCGCTGGGGGTGTCTGTGTATGACGCCGGCGGGAAACTCCGTGATACGAGCAGTGTACTTTTAGATCTCCTACCTGCCCTTAATGCCCTCCCGGAAGGGATGGATCGCAATCAGGCGAGCATGGTGATGTTCGGCAAAAACATATCGAACATTGCCGATTTAACGAGTCTGACAAGGGATGAAATCCAAAAATTAATGAGTCAGGCACCAGTATTCAGCGACGAAAAAATATCCGCAATGGACGATTACGCCATCAAAACCGCCGAACTAAACGAGAAAATTGAGTATCTGACTATTGATATCGGGACAGAATTAATCCCCGTAATGGAGGACGTCCTATCATTAGTAGAGGATTCGGCTTGGGCAACATCCCCAATGTTGGATTTTATCGGCAAGGCTTCTTTTGGGATTGACAGTCTGATCACCGGCATGAGGCTTTTATGGCTGGAGGGAAAGCGAGGGCTCGGAGCGTCGGGAGGGGGTCCAGAAGCCCAATTGGAGTACGACAAGCTCTGGGAAAAATACATCGAACGTGGTGTATCTGCCGAAGAACGAATGGCAGGCACCCCCGGAAAATCACGGTATACTTCGAACGAGTTACTGGCTAAAATTACCGCAGGTGAAACCCTTTCGAGAACAGAACGAAACTGGGCGAAACAATATGATCCGACATTATACAATTCTATCCCAGAAAACAAAAAATCCCTAAATATTGAGCCAAAACCGGGCGAATCAGAAGAGATAACCGCATCTGAGATCCTTCAAAAACAGAACAGACTAGCTGTACTAAAATGGGATGTGAACGACGCAGAAACCGAATATAACAAACTATTGAAACTCAGTGATAAAACGCAAGTGGATTACAACGAGAACGTTGACAGAGCCCGGCTCAAAATGGAGGCACTCAAACTCGAAGCGGCAGGTCTTACAGACGAACTCCAGAAAGCCGGCGCTGCAGTGTCCGGAATATCCGGGGGTCAGACCTACAACCAGCAATTCGCATCTGAACTCCAGTTCGGCGGTGTTGGTCCGGATACAGCCGGCTTCTCGGACCTTGCGAATCTCACGCCAGACCAGCTCAAGAAAATGGCAGCGGGGGATTTCTCTCTCACCGGCGGCAGTAAAGCGGTGGCTGAAAAGGCGGATGAATACCAGAAGCGTATGATCGCCGGTGGTGCATCCGCCACTCCCGATACCACGAAGAAGACCACGAAGAAGACCCCCCTCACCCCTGCAGAACAAGCAGCGGACGACACCCAAACCATCACAACAGAAACCGGCAGACAGGCAGACGCGTACACCACGCTCACCGAGAGGATCGTTGCCGAATGGACGAAACAAGAAGCGGCAGGCATTACGCATTACACCGCGTTATCCGAGATGGCACGTACCGAAATGCAGAAACTCATGGACGATTGGTACGCCACTGCCGAATACATTACGGGAACTATCGCGTACAACCAGACCATCACAGTAACCGATGGAGTACAGGCTGCGGAGCCAATAGCATTCGCCGGTACTGCCGCACCGCAACTGACGACCATTGACTTATCGGGCATCAAACTGCTCGGCGGCGGGACTGACGGCGGCTCATCCGGAGGGCAGCAATCTAACGACCGGCAACAGGGCGCGAGTGGGACGGGGGGCTCATCCGGTGCGGCAACGCAGGTAGTAGTCAACGTCAACAATCCTCAAGGACTCTCTACTCCCGCCTCAATCCAACAGGCGAGCAAGGCGCTTGCCAGCGCTCTGCAGCGCGGGAGTGCGACATGAAACTAATCTGGTATCCCGCCAACGGTGACGAACCCACGACATTCCAGGCTGGTACTGCCCATCATCTCACGGCGAATTATACCGGATTCACCGAGGCAGCACTCTCCCACCAGACGACGAAAGGACAGGATCAGGATGGTAGTACGTACCTCGGATCGCCATTTGAAGATAGGGAGTTAGCATTCGAGTTTGTGTATATCGCCACCACCCTGCAGGGCTTGTTGGATGCTCAGCGGGATATCGTCGCAATGTTTGATTCCGAAGACGGTCCGGGCACGCTCGTCTGGGAGCAGGAAGACGGCACACAATATCTGATCTACGCAATTGGGACGGTTACATCGGCTCCCGGTGCGGGCAATCGGACGAACACCACTCAACGGTATACGGTCAACCTCACTGCTCATGATCCCTTCTGGTACAGCGGAGTGGTCCACCGTGCAGACTTCGAGAGTGAAGAAGTGAACTTCTTCCCCTTTGACTTTCCATGGGATTTTACCGGGGCAAATGCGCCGCTCCAGACGCTCGTGAACGCGGGATCACACCGGGTGCCGGCTTATATTCTGTTCACGGGACCAATCGAAAATCCATCCCTCGAAAATGGACGGATCAGCAAGTCTGTCGGGCTCACGTTGGATATCCTCGACGGAGAGAGTGTAGAGATTTACACGGCGCAAGATGAGCGATATGCGATCTATCACGCAACCGCCGGGGATATTAGTGCGTTTCCCTATCTGGATTACGACGTAAATCTATCAGATTTTGTTTTGAAACCGGGAAACAACATCTGCGAACTCACGGCGCTTACGTCTGGTACGGGTGCGTCTGTTACGGTGCAGTGGCGTGACCGCTATTCGGGGGTGTGATCGATGTATCGAATTGGCATCACTCCAATAATCCCTTCAGCTAGTGCCAGCGTAATCCCGGAACCCTCGTATAAGCCCTACCGGCTCACCCGTCCAGTAATCCGGGTTTACGATGCGAGTATGAACCGCGTCGGAGAAATCACTGCATACCAACCACTGGTCATCACTGAAAACTGGTATGCGTCCCACGAGTGGGAACTTACCGTTCACCGTGATCTGCCGGGATCAAGCGTTTTGGTAGAGAATGGATGGATTGAAGCATATTGGGATTCGGACACGGCATCCTTTTTAGGAGTGATCGAGTCAAGAAAACCGGTCATCACCGAAGAGGGCAAAAACACGTCATTCGTGACCGTATCCGGTAGGGGCGCATTAGCTGCAATCCTGAAAAAGAGGATGGCAATGGCTTACTTCTCCGCCGGCGACGGATACGACACCCAAACGTCTGTAGCCTATGAGACCGCGATGCGGCATATCATTGATGCCAACTGCGTGGATGCCATCGGTATCGATGGTTTTACGGACGCGTCCCGTAATCTACCCGGCGTGACGCTCGCACCGCGCGACCTCTTACGCGGAGGCACGGCAGACGAACTCAAGACGCGGGGTGACAAACTCCTCGATCTGCTGGAATCATGGAGCAAAACGTCCGGTTTGCATCCTGACATGGAATGGTCAGGAAGCGGACTGAATTTCGAATTCCAAGTGAGCGCCGGTACGGATCGATCTGGTGCCGGTAGTGCAGCCCGTGTGGTGCTCACCAGCAATTTCGGATCGGTATCTGGGTATGAGTACGAATATTCGACGTACGACTCTGCCGATACGCTCTATGTTGCGGGCACGGGGGACGGCGCTACACGGCTCGTACAGAAAGCCTATTCCGGCTCAGAGCCTACGGGCTGGAACCGGAACGAGGCATTCATTGACGCATCAGATTGCGATTCTACCGATGCGCTAACCACTCGTGGAGCCGAGCAACTGGTAGCACTCGCACCGACGCAATCCCTCTCATTCGTTTACAACTGGCTTAATTGGTCAGCCCGATATAAGACTGATTTCTTCTTGGGGGACACAGTAATTGTTGACTTCCCGGGTGAGGTGACCATGACCAGCCGGGTGATATCGGTAGCGAGGACGTATGATGGAGATGGATTGG